GCCGCCTCCCCCGCCGCCTGCAGCACCCTCAACCATGGCGACCATTTGACTAGCAGCAGCATCAGCTGGGGCAACTTCGTCATCATCATCATCATCATCTTCTATAGGTATCTCGATCTTGTATTTGAGAGGGATTTCATTCCATCTTTGCAAAGAAATAGGATCTGTATCACTCGTGCAAGCTCCTCCCTGTAAAGCCAATCCACCCCTTAATTTTCTTGATCTTTTTCGAGACAGGGACTTTCTTGACTTTTTTCGTGATAATGACCTTCTCCGTGACTTGGGAATTTTTTTTATTACAACAATGGAATTTCGCATTGCATGTCTAATTCTTCATGACTCCATGCTGCGGGTATACAAGTAATTAATTTCCGCCCCATATTCCAAAGCTCTAGAAATTTCTCATGGTCTCGACTTACTCTTACCCCCGTACTAAAGTGCATGTGAATGTCCATGTCTCGCATTAAAGTCTGCTTTTTCATGGCATAAGAATTTGTGGTAGACGGGGTCGTTCTCCAATGTCTTTTGGGCTGCTTAAAGAGTAAGCACCTCACGGACTTGTATAGATTAGAGTACTTGTCGGGATGATCATACAGGCTCACATAATCTGCAATTTCCAACCCTTCTTCGATCAAGGAATGCCAGGTGGGAGATACTAAATAATCGTCTTCTAAGAACACTACAGTGTCTTGAGCATCCCATGCACTATCTCTAACATACTCCAACATGCTCAAAAAACTAGCTGCTTCACTTCCACAGTACTTTCTCACAATTTCGATAGGTAAACTAAGTTCCTTCACGATTTCTTCTACAAAATGAGTGCTGTCATTTTCATGCTTGTCTAACAAGACTACTAAGGATATGTGCGGAGATTGAATTGATTCTACAAGCTTGAGAAATAAATGCACCCGATCAAAGCCTTGAGGTCTATGCTTTTCCTTGCTAGCCTGTGAAAAAGTGCAGTGTCGAACAATGACGCGTAAAATTTTTTCTTTCATAAAAAACCAAAGTTAGATGGAGATTTTGGACACTGCTCCACCCTTAGCCCCTAAGGTAGAAGGGTTGGAATTAGATAAGGAAGACAGTGAATTTGAAATCGTCCGAGAATTGGGCTCGGGAGCTTATGGAAAAGTATTCAGTATAAAGTCAGGCACTGAATATCGCGCTCTCAAGGTTCAAGAGTTTTTTGATAAGACAGATGGATCCATGATTGCGGGTAGTGTCAGGGAGCATGTGTTTTTTCAGCAGTTCCCAGAGCACCCTAACATTCTAAAGTGCAAATCAGTTTGGAAGGTGAAGCAAAATTTATTCTTCACACTACCCCTATATTCTTGTGACCTGTCTACATTAAGCAGACTGAGCCCTTTCACGTTTAATGATTTTCTATACATTTGTAAAAGTCTTTGCAATGGTCTCAAAGCAATGCATGAGAATCATTGGATGCATAGAGACTTTAAAATGGAAAATGTCTTGATTGATGCCGACCTAGGTGTGTGCATCTCTGACTTTAATCTCGTACGTTTCTGTGGTATAGACATTCCTCTAGCCACACTTGTTCCCGAAGAAGACCTAAAGAAACCTCCTATGACTCCCAGAATGTCTAAATGCAATATTCAGCAGCTATCAGTAAATGCCACTACTGAGGTTTGCTCCTTGTGGACAAGACCCCCTGAAGTCGTGCTAGATCTCTTGGCAGGGAAAAAACGAGTGTCTTACGGGCTAGAGTTCGACATGTTTAGTTTAGGGGCGACACTTATGGGCATGCTAGCAGCAGGAGAGTATGTTTCAGGCAGTAAGATCAAGGGTAGGGGGGAGTCTTCGGAAGAAAAGTATATTACTGCATGTCTAGATTTACTCGGTGTGGATGAAGACACTATAAAGTTATACGGACCTTATTCTAATCAAGCCCCTTTATACGAACACTGTTTTGAGCGGGTGAAAAGGCATATATTACAGCCTTGCTGGTCTTCAGAGCAAAAAGAAGTTGCCTCACTCTTGCTTGTAGGGCTTATGCATCCTAATCCTAAAACAAGATTCACATGGAAAGAAGTAGAGGAGTGGTTTACCCTACACGATACAATGCCGAGTAAATTTTCACACTCTATTCTTCAAATCTTGACGATACAAGGCACAAAGACCCGTACAACTAAATCCACTGCACTTAATTTCGATATTATCGAAGAGCCGAGTCAACGCCGTGCACTCAGAACGAATCTTAATTTAGAACTGTTTTGGAATCTGTGTGGAAATTGTAGTATTCCACCCTTTATTGCCATTGAGGTGCTCAGACTGAAATTCAAAAAGGGCTACTCCTTGCAAGAAACTCAATGTCTATTGTTTATATTAGACAGTGTGCATGGATACAGAAATTCTTACGTGTCAAGTCAGCTGTGCTACATTTCTCCAGAAGACATTTGGGAAGTGTTACAAATCCTTCCTTCTTTCGATCCAAGCACTATACACTTGGCTGCTGCATTAAAAAGTTCCCCCTTTAAGCTCTGTTGCCTTGCAGCGGAAATCGCCTTGACGGGGCACTGCGAGACTCCCGCCAAGTTAGAAGATACCAAGCTAATGCACCTTTCAACTGCTGCACCCTTCTTTGCAGCATATGGAAACACCTGGAAGTCTCAGAAAGACTTGAGGAGCACTTGGTTAAGGCTTTTGAGTATAGGGTTTTGACACTTAAAAGAAAAAGAATTCTTTGGTTTTATACTTTAGGGTTCTTCATGTTACTAGGGCTTTGTGTGCTGAGCTTTTTCAGTGCAAATGCTGAAGAGCCTTCTCTAAGTCATAAAGAACTGTTTATTCAACGTATACAAGCCCAATGCCCTTCCCTACCTTGGATTACTTTGGAAAACCAAAGTGGTGCCATTATAAAACCCGCCCATGCAAGTTCAGTAAAGCGGGGAGTCAAGTTGGGTGAGTGGTCTCAGGCCGAGTGCCAAGATACTCTAAATGTACCGTGTATGTCTCAGGCGTATCACGCAGGTCCTTGGGAAGTCAGATTGTATAAATCTTGGGAATGGTCTCCAGCCATCATGTGGTTGGCTCAATTTCCTTCAACTGAAAGTACAAATTCAATTGCCAACTTTACGTGGCTTAAGCCTTTACAGCATTGCATTGATAAGGCTCTGCCCAATACTCACTTTATGGCTGTTGATGTACGAACAAATGGGGACGATATACTTGTCTTGGAAGTAAATGGTGTTGCGGGAATGCCATATACATGGACAAGTGGAGAAACTTCTCTAGGAAGTGACTTTTGGTCCTGGTTGTATTATCGGTTCTTAAGTGGACTGAATAACCTGTCTGTAGATCGCTTAATTAAAATACTGCTTTTACTAGTTCAACGACAGCAGGTAGTGAGAAGAGATGTTGACGCTGTGAGGGAATTTTAGTCTACCTGCGAGACCTAGCAGTCCTTTTACGATGTACACGCCTCTTCTTACTCTTTCTTGATCTGGAGCGTGCCCCTCCCCTTAGACTCTTTTCTCCTCCAAACAGACCAGTGGCAGCTCCAGTAAGTGCACCAATGCCTGCACCCCTGCCTGCATTTCCAGTCAAGGCTCCAATACCCAAGCCAATCAAGGCCCCCTTTGCAGCATTTCCAAAAACTTTTTGCGTTCTGTCTTCTTGATACATTTTTATTCTTGTGGAAGAGATTTATTTTTAAGTTCAAGTACCCCCTTTACACAGTTTCTAGGTAAAAAGTTGTCTTAGCTCAGTCGGTAGAGCGATTCCTTTACACGGAATAAGTCGACGGTTCGATTCCGCCAGATAACAAATTTACCCCCCCTTTTTTACACCTTGCACCTTATTGGTAAAGTATACCCCCGCCACCCACATCATTTGGCAGCACGGTACCTACACCCCTTACTCGCTTAGTACGATTTCTCACAGTGGTACGCATCTCTAAAAGCTTTTGAACAGTGTCTTCGTGATGGGCATCAGTTTCAGAGCCTGTATCCACAGGAAGAATCGAGTAAAAAAAGATTTTCGATAGTTTTTCCTTGGGTACATTGACCGAGGATAAATCCCAGGTAGTTTGAAAGTATTCATTTCTTGCTCTCGATCTCCATCCATTAGACCCTGAATAGGTGGTGTCCGTAGTGATTTCAGATCTATCCATGGGATTCGATCCGAATTTTCCAACATATAATGAAGCACTTAACAAGAAGAAATTATACAGAGTCGAGTCAGTCCACAATTGAGCATTACCAAAAATACCCAAGCCTGCAGGGTCGCTTGTGGGGTTTCCAAGTAAGGCTGTTTTGACAAACGTGTGCCTCTGACGGTTTAAAGGGTAGGTTGAGGGGGGAGGTTCATCTGCGACAATAAATCTGCAATCACTATACCTCCAGCTCAAATCCGCTCTAGTAGTTGGAGTGATTTTACACTTTTTATCAGTCTTTCCAGGCACATTGACTGGACAGGTCAAGTCACTAGGTCCAATTCCCTCGTATTGCAGAGCCACTCTCTGCCAATCTACATCATAGGATGCCCCCCTATTATTGACCTTTGAGATTGTACCCTCTGCAATCCAAGGAAATTGCATGGCTACATCAGGTAAAACGGTTCCACTACATACATTGGCAGCTGTTGCATTATTTGACCATATTTGAGTGGCTCCGTCATTGGGCACACAGGTTTGCCCTAGCAAGCACATGGCATTGCCAGGAGCAAAATTACAAAAGAATGGAAGAGGAGTTGGAGCTCCAGGTGCGCATAACCCCCCCGCATCATAATTTTCAGTCAATGAGCATCCTCGTTGACTGTCAGCTGGGGGAATGGAAGAGTCAGTGACAAAGGAATTACAGTACTTGAAATTAGATTGAGTATTTAGTCCAGGGGGATATATCGTAGTGCAAGATTGTAAAAGATTCAGAGGCCCATCAAAGTTGTTTGGTTCAGCAATGCACTCCCCGATTCTGTTACTCGTATTTACATTTAGAGCAAGCCACTCTGCACTTCCAGGGGTCAAGTTCTGAAGTAAGCTGCAGCGTGAAACTGTGGGGCATTGAAAAATATCAGGATTTGTGGCATTTGAGTCATCCCATGAAATGCTGTCTGCAAATGGAGGGAGGTACCCTGGTCCACACGGTATTTGTGTATTTGTAATGCAGTCATCATCAGTGGTACAAGTCTTGCCAGTAAAGTAACGCTGGGTACCACTTCCTAGAAACCCAAACCTATTCTCTTCACCAGAAACCATGTTCTTAAAGTTGGCACCAGAGCTTTGGAGCCATGTTGAATAAGTCCCGCCCGCCCCATGCACATCGCAGTGCAAGGCATTCCCCGCATCAAATGATCCATTAAATCCATATGAGTCTAGAGAAGTGTCAGATCTCCAAATGTAATCAGCATTGGCTCCCCATAGAGCTGTTGTTAGTACGGTTGGACACCCAGTGAAGGTGGTGCGTACAATGTCCCCCACCTTTAATTGCCTTTGTGCGACCAGAGACCAAGTAAGTACTCCACCTAAAGCCAAAATGACCACCGCCATCAAAATGGCAAAAAAGACGAAAAAGTCAACCATTGATCTTTTTTGTTTGTTAGACCAACCTCTCAAAATACAAGAAAGTCAAAGAGAAAATGTGGACGCTCTATAACAGACGAGCTGCAGAAATCCCCATAAGTCCCGACCCATTTGTGTTTAGCGCTTCACTGCAGCAACATACTTTTTTTTCAAGTTTAAACCGCACCTGTGTGCTTTGGTGTGTAGAAAACAGCAATGTATGCTTGGGTGCTAACATTTTAGACAGTGATACATGGTCAGCAGAGGCAGTCTCAGGGCAATGGAGGCTAGTTGAAGGGGGAAGACTCACCCTACTGACCTCTCAATCGAGTGAAAAGCCGCTAGAGATTCAAGGTCCATCATGGTTTAAGGATCTTTGCTCATCGTTGAGTCTTTTGAATTCCTAAGCCGTTTTTTTAACATTGCTGCCCCAATGTCTTCTACATGATATGCTCTGAAATTAAGACAACTCGTGATACAAATCCATGCTGCTACCCCCACTGAAAAGGGCGATGAGCTAGTCACACCCATGGCATAAAGTAGAAGCATAAGCAAGGCTGCACCTAAAAGACCAATTCTCCACGTAACTCTTCTCACCCGCTCGGTAGCATCCAAAATTTCAGTAGTGCTAAGAGCAGGGTGTAAGGATTCAAGCTTGAGGAAATCGGCAGCTTCTTGATACCCAGCCTTGAGTAGTATTAGAAAAACTCCCAAGGCAAAGATTAAAGTAATTTTTTTACTTCCTACCCTGTTTTTTAATACGTATTTTTGTCGCGTATATTGCTGCAGTGAATAGAGGAAATTTCCTGCATCATAACCTGTCGTTGAATGCGCTCAGCCTCCATCATGCTCTTGTGTTGCTCCTGTTGAGTTTTCGACATGCTCGATTCTTGCAGGGTAGAGTCCCGAACTCTGCGATCTATTGACTTACGCTCATCCTTTTCTGTACGCTGCTGTACTTGAGAGGCAGAGGCATTTTTCGCCACTGTATTAAGACTTATTTCTTCCTCCAAGTCTTGGGCTTGTGCAGCGTGGGCTCTCTTCAGTAGGTCATTATAGGAATTCGAGTCACTCATTTTATTTAATCTAGAGTTTTAATTAGGAACAAGTTCAACTAAACGACGAGGAAGACCAAGGCCTTCTAGCCAATTTTCAGAGTCAGGATCCTCAATGACAACCGAGGGCTTGGGTAATTCTCCAATTAAGCGCTCTGCTGTCAAGAGAGTTTGCCCTTCACGCCAAGACACTTCATTCATCCAAAATTGTTTTGGCATTATGCTTGATGCAGGCGTTAGATTTAAGTTCACTTCTCCAGCAGCAGCATACGTGAGCATCATAAGCTCTGAGCAAAAGTATCCAGGTAAATTATGCTCAAAGTCAAATGCGGGTTGAAGTCCAGTAACACAATTTATGGCACTCATCCAAAATCTATAGCTATAGGGTCTACCCAAGTTCTCTTGAATGTACTTGAGAACTTTTTCTTGACTTAGGGGCCTGGCCAGCCTTCGTACAAACAGCATGCTCTGCATCTTTTCTGGAATTCGTTCTAGTTTCTGTGGATTGATATAACTTACATCCAAGCCCACGGGAGGAGTTTCAGCTGGAGGCTGTCTCCCCAGCCAATTATGGCGTACGAATTCATGAAAAGGTGTCATGTACGCTCCCACACTGGGTCCAGTGTCCCATATCCACAAGGATTCATCTCGCGCACGAAAAATCATGGCACAATGATTCACATAGCTACCAAAAAAGTGTTGTTGAAGCAAGGAAGTTGTATTTTTTGCCTTTGTGAATATAATGTCCCCCGTCTTTAGTGATGACACAATCTCCTCTGTTCTCACAGCCCGTATGAGCTGACGAGGGTTGTTACACAATTGCTTTCCTACAAGGTAATAAACAATAATCACAAGTAAGATTATCAGAATACGCACTTTTTTCTCATTCGCCTAAACTACAGTAATCGCCAAGCAACGCATTCAAGTTTTTACTAATTGCATATAATGACTTTTTCCTACCCACAGTATACTAATTGCTTGTAATCTCTCCTTTTTTTCATCAGGAATGAACTCTGCAATGCGTTTGGCACCATTTTGTGGCCCGCCCTCAAAGACAACAATGGCAATGCCTAAAGCGTTTGCTAAGGAAGATAACTCTTGAGCTCCTCCCCAGTACCCGTCTTGAGACATTGCATGAATGTACAAGGGAAGGGGCACATTAAAGTTCCATTTAACCCAATTCTCTAAAGTCTCACCATTAATTGTTCTTCCTTCTTTAGAATACCACTCTTTAAGGTATGATCTCAGATTTTTGGCCGAGAGACCTACAGAGTTTCCAACGGCACTAAACAAGCAGTTTCCGTCGTGAGGCACATCTCGAGCTTCCCAGGGCACTTTGTTTTTGCTTGCTGTAAAAAAAAGAAATGGCTATCACTGAGGCGAATGTTACGGTAGCTGTATCAAATTTGGCCTATGTTCTCTTGGCCTACTGGCTGGCAAAAAAACATTTCCAACATTTCGCAAAGATCCTTTTAATAGTAGCAGTGGTGAGCACGTACTTTCACTTAAATCCTGACAGTGAGTGGGGATTGATTTTGGATGTAATTACAGCCTCTCTTTCCTCTACTCTGGTCTTTCACAAATTTCTGCCCTATGTGGAACCAAGTCCCCTCTTTGCCTTTACCACGGCTGTAAGTGTGACTAGTTTTGTGCTGTGGATGGAGTCAGGCACGGATCGGGACCATCCAAAATATGTGTGGATGCACAGCGCTTGGCATATCCTGACAGCTTTATCAATGTTTTTGATTATTCAATGCACTCCTTTAAAAACCGGAGAAGACTTGGGTAGGATTCCCGTTCCCTTGCTTGCAGGAGTTAAGAAGTAGCGTTAGGGTTAGGGTTAGGAAAAGTAAGACATTGTTGACACTGTTTTGCCACAAGAACAGTTCATTGAAAACTTCCACTGAGAGTTTGAAGCAGAAGTTTGAGAACTGGAATACGAGTTTGGACTTGCACAGTCGGACACAGAACTTTTAGTAACACTAATATCAGGAAAGGTGACTGAAACGCTTCCTAATATCTCCTCCCTAAGATAATCATCTGTGAAAGTCCAATAGATTCCAGAAGTTGATCTATTTGTAGGCACGCTGGCAGGATAATTTTTAGAGCGGGTACAGTCTCCAGAGTTTGTTGTCGTGCTAAACATTTGTTTGCAGCTCCAAGAAAAATGGAAGCCCTGCGTGAACACACTCAGGTATGGGAAAGGATAGCACCTGATGGGAGTTTTGACACTAGAGCTTGCAAATACTTTATTGAACTCATGGGGGGTCCATCCATTTCAGCTGGAAAACAGTGCATTGCCTATCTGACAGAAAATTTGGCACAAATACTGGAAGCATTAAACAACTCTCGGGTACCTCAAGTAGTTCCCCAATCCCCTCCTATGGTTGAAGAGGTACTAGAGATGGAGGAGGCTTCATCCAATCAAGTTGTTATTGAGCCTCCCATCCATGAACCCCTTGTTGACCAGTGCGAAACTACCTTGGAAGCTGAAGCCTTGGAACGACTATCTTCCTGCGTGAATGCTTGCTTCAAGACGGATAGAGGCATTATTCTTTTGGAAAATGATCTCTTATTGTATCGGGATGTGGAGGAGAGTTACAGGGATACTTGGTTTTCCGAGACATGCGAGATGTGGAAGGACCGGTTACATAGTTCATTGGGGGAAGAATTTTGTACTTCACTGGGTTTATGGATGGTATCAAGACAATCAAAATAGAAGTATTGAAGTAAAAAAAAGTGTCTACTCAAAGCTCTCCATATAGTTTCCCAATGGCCAATGGCATGCACAAGAGAAACCCATATCCTGGAGTTTCTCTTTACTGTGTGGGCTCAACTTCTCAGCAGTGTGGGGACACTCTACCCCCAGACCCCCGCACTGGCACCTTTCCTGTGCTGTATGGAACCACAATTCCTCCATCGGGCTTTATAGGGCATCACACTGATGTATGTCCCCTACCCCGTGTTTCTACGTTCGAAAGTTTGCAAGAGTTTTGGTCTCAAGACTTTTTGACAACCTTTATGGACTGTCTGAAGGATTCAGACTTTAATACCTCTGCAGCCACTGATTTGGGGGTTGACAATGCCTACATTTTTAGTGACTCGACCCGCCTGGGCACAAACACAGAAGAGTACAATAATCTCTACCCGTATCAATGCTGCTTATTTCCTTCCTACTACCAAGCGGCAGTAAGGGGACAGGAGCGTCTTACTTTATATTTCAATCCTATATTTTCAAGCCAATTTGACTACAATTGTCATTTGGAGGATGACTGCCTGGGGTATGGCTCTGTGAACATTACCTCTGACTCTAGCAATACAGATTTAAAGAAGGCTACTCCTCATTCTGCTCATTGGTACTTGATGAATTCTATTGCCCTGCTAGAAACTGAATCTACACAAATAGAGTTTTGGAAAAACCACCAAGTGGGAAGCACGCACACTCTGGACGAAGTATCCCAGCGTCTTTTCGGGACTACATTTGATTTACTTGGAGGTACGAATTCAGAGGCTGCTCAAAATGTGGTTGGAAGTCACTACACTGCAGCCAAGGTGTACAATTCCGACCCATTGCTGAAAATGAGTCAGTATCGATTGTATGATGTGTCAAGTATTTTTTGCCCCACGCGTCCTAAATTTAGTCACATTACCCCTTCACAGATTGATAGGTACCATTCAGGACTAAAGCAACCGTATCACAACTACCTCACCTATCGAATTTCTAACGCGGATCTAGGCTTACAGCAAAACAATCAGCAAATACCCATTGAGTACTTTAATCGCAATTTCTTTGATGTACCTATAAATAATACGGATACTACGAGCAATCCTGCTGATGACCCTGAATTTAAATTACAAACCAAGTTGGCGTGCTGCGTACGTGACGATCCTACTTCAGAATCACTTTATTTCAAGACAATGAGCAGGTATTTTACTCCCCAGGTCACTGGGGGGGTAGCTGGGCCCCCCTATGTTACCCAAATATTTTCGACCTCAAGGTTTATCTCTGTATCGGGAGCCTGTGAATCATTTTTATGCCCCAATTCACCCATTTGTCACAACCTCTTGCTGAATTACTGTTCTAATTCCCTAGACAGTCACTCATCTCAATACTGCCGCAGGTGGCACTCATGGGCCTCAACAAACTATGGTCCTAAATCAACCAATGCCCTTAATAACTATGTGTCGTGGACAGCGCTTGAGTTACCTTGGGGTTCTCACAATGTGGGTGTGGACATGAGTAATCGGTCCCTGCTTTCAGCGTGTTCTACATCTCAGGGTCTAGGAAACACGACTTCATCTCTTTTTAGAGACATGTGCCAAGGTTTCAGTACCACGTTTCAGAGCAATTTCCCGAGACTGCATACCTTTGAGTGGGGGGACGCAATTCAATACTCGAGTGAAATGTTGTTTCCCTTTCGGCTGTCGCATTTAGATTCCCAGGTAAATATTCAAGTTGTCCATGCCATGTATCAGTCGTACACCAAAAATGAAATTGCCCCTAGCCCCCCTGGTTCAAAGTTAGGTTGGCTGCGTCGTTTTTTTAGAAATTTCAATGTAAACTATAATTCATTGAGTCCCTCTTTTTTTAACATGGCAATGGCCATCATGCCGACAAAACGAACTGATGTATTGTCTACATTTTTCCTTGTGGAACCAGGGTCTAGCATTACTAGCTTTAATTTTAGTGAATTTAGTACTACGGTAAGAGATCTCTTTAACTCTTCTCTCATTAATATTAATGGTCACTTTTACTTTCCTCCTCCCCCCGTGACAGAGTTCAAGCAGACCTTGACAAATAAAGTCAGTTTCTTTGACACTAATTCAGGTAAAGTAGACAGGGAAGTTACCATTGTTCCTTTTAACGCCAATCACTCCCCTGATGTAGTATCTTGGGTTAACAATACGTTTATAGTCACGCATAGTACCGATGGCACATCATTCACACAACGCCTCAAGGCAACTGACATAACCAGACTACAGGATCCCAATTTCCTGTATTCTAGTCAAAGTAATTTGCAATTATTTGGAGGTCCTTCAAATCGTGCCTTGGTACCAGGCTCTGAAGCTCAAGCAGTACCAGGTAATGTTACATATAGTAGAGTCAATTGGACTCGTCCAAATGGCGGGGGGACTAGAAGCCCCCTGACTTTTGTACCACCTCAAGCCTTGATCTTTGCTACTGAAACTAATCTCTATAATTCCATGTTTGACATGTATAGTTACGGCAATGGCAATTTCTCATGGACAATGTGTGGAATAAAACCCTGTTACGAAAACACTCAAGAAAGTAGAACAGTTTTAGGTCCATCGTTTGGACTGTCATTTATCTTTCCGTACATTTTACCAACTCCTGGAAGTAATTATATTCCTTTATCAAACGAATTTAACCTTTCATTCATGAATGCTAGAGTTCCTGAGGGTGTTTTAGGATACAATGCTCCATTCAACAGAATCTTGACAAACTCAAACGATCTCTCATCCTCACTTGATACAGATATCTTTTATCCTTCCATTGAGATCACCTTTACTGAAAATGCCGCCTTTATGCTTGGCCTTAGTACTTCAACAATAACAATTCCAATGCCAATTCCCACTGTAGAACCTGGAACAACCACAACCCAAGTGTTTCAGTCATCGATTGACATACCCGGACTACCCCCCTTTAATGTGCGAAACAGGGCAACTTTTTTCATCACTAACACTTCAAACATTCCATTAACGAATATATCGATACTGAATAGCTTTTCAAGTTTATTTGATGTAACCTTAAGCACTTACTCATTGCTCCCAGGGGAACGATCGTCGGTAAGTGTGCATATGCTGGATATAAACACAATTACAAAGCCCCCAACCTCGCTCACCCTTTATCCAATCTTGTTTTTTGATTCTGTGAGTTGGCAGCCTTCCTTGAGCTCTCAAGATTTCCCGATATTGGGAGGCTTTTACGCCTGTCAAACATTTGATGATGCCTTGATAAAGAATGACTTTCTAGGCAATCGCTTCTCGGACTTTGTGGTGGATCCTAATCTCGCAAATCCCACAGACCCTTCATATCTTTCAAATCAAAGTATTTATTTGAGGGGAGCAGTGCCCACAGAGGCACGAAATCTAACTATAGTTCCCTTAGTTTAGTCCTACTTAGTTCAAGAAATACCCAAGGACTGCAATGCAAATACCTAGCAATACCCCAATGTATACCATGGGCTTTGAGAGCTTGGTGGATGCAGCAAAGGATGCAAAACAAATAAGTACCCCTGTGCTAATGCAGGCAGTTTGAATTCTACTTAGTCCCAATCTACCTACCACAGAAGACGAAACACAGGCATCATGTGTATCGTTTGCGAATTTACCAAAGGGACAAACAACGCACAGCTTTTCCTGGTTTCGTATAGTATTTCCAGTGCACGGTTGACAATTTATCAAGTCTGCACTTGCCTCAAAACCAGCTGGGCAGGATGTGCAAGTTAATTGTGTACTCGCTCGAACAAAGGGAGGGTCACAGGCTGAGCAAGATCCCCCCTCATTTGGATAGTACCCAGGGCTGCAGGGAAAGCATGATACGCTAGGTGCACTGGTGATTGATGGGAAAAGAGGACTGGGGCATAGGGTACAAGCTGATGTTCTAGTATTCGAGTATTCAGGGAAAACGCATACATGACACTCTTCTTCCCCTAGTCCTCTTACTTGACCATCAGGACAGGGTATACAATTTTGCCCCGAGGCATCAGACTGGGATCCAGGTCCACAAACCTGACAGCTTAAGGAGCCACTAACACTATTGATTGAATTTGAAGGGCAAGGAATGCATAAGCTAAACACTTCATTGCTCTGCGATCCTAAATTACATACACTGCATGTAGATTGACCTGTGCCTCTCACTGGAGTGTTTGTAGGGCACGGAGCACAATAAGGGTATTCGGGTAAAGAAGAGTAAGAGACAAAGTATCCATACGGACAGGGAATGCACGTGTTACTAAAGGCAATATCACTTATTGAACACGAAAAAGTTGGTTGAATTTGACCCTCTGCATAATTTTGAGACTCTGCCAACTCTTGGGCCAAATTAATTGTCAATCCAAACAGTGCCCATGATCCTAACCCATTGATCGATAAACTGGAAAAGGTTTGAAAAGGACTTCCCCAGCACGAAAGACCTTGGGATTGATCTGGCAATAAAACTTGAACACAAGCACCATCATCATACACTTGAACATAAGTCACATTTTGCAAATTTAACCAGGGCTGAGGAAAGTTAAACACTTCTACGGGCTGGGGGTCAGCAGTATAGGAGCTATAGCTTAAATACGATTGGCATGTCAATGTAGCAGGAGAGTCGTGTAGAATGCACACTCCCCAGTTCCCTACTGAGATTTGACGCACTTGACCGCTTACAGTTGATGGTAAATTAAATGGCGGGGGAGAAATCAGTGTAGATGGAGTTAATTCGGAGCATGAAATGAGAGAATTAGAGTCAAATAATATGGCATTAGGATCAGTTTGTACAGGGCATCTAGGCACACCTAAAAATCCAATAGAGTTATTTGCTCCCCCATAAGAGTGCACTCCTGAAACAATGTCTAAACTCAGGTGGTTTGTAGTAGTATCCACACTAGTAAAGGATGTAGCGGTAAAAAAAGTGTAGGGTAAGCAATTTTGCAGGTAATTGGACAAGTCTGTGCACGGGCTAAAGGTGCAGCTAAACCTGGAAGGAGATCCAGGTATTTGGAAACACATCCACTGATTGTATTCTGCGGTATTTGCCATGACAAAATCACTTATCCCCGGTGTCAAGGCAAGACTTGGCATGGTGAGATTTGAGGATCTCATAAACGAGGTTTGAGATTGGTAGACAAGAGCTGCCAGACCCTCTGAGAGAGCTTGGAATCGAGAGGTGCGAATATTTTGATATTTTGTGGTGACCATTTCAGTGAAATTATAGTTTGAAACTGAGCCCCACTGATCTCTCCACACTACCCCATCCGCAGTATCAATGCCATAAAGTTGAGGGTCAAGTACGGAATCACTGGATACAAGACGAAGTGAAGGCCCTGTTTGATCATTTTCTGTGGAGGAAAATATGTTGATACAAGTCAAGGTGTTTCTATTTTCCGAAAAGCACACTGTATCACGATAAGCTGTCATGAGTGAACTGGCTGTTATATTGGGAATCTCTAGAGTCCCCATTGAACTTTTGTTTTCTACACTCGAAACTCTTCAAAATAGGGGTCATCAAGCATTTGTAGCAACGCACTTTTCTTGCCCCATCCGTATAATTGATTCAGTGTTTTCGCACCTTCAGAGGTGGGAATCAAGCCATTTGCAGAGACAAGAATATTGGGTTTTGCTGTTAAAAACTCGGGGGGCAACCACCTTGCTGCAAATTCTCTCCATTTTTTCCAAGACTTTGGAAGTTCCCCCGCCGCCTGTGAGGCAAACCTACAAAAGTCTAGCCCTGAATTACCTCGAGTAGCGTCGAAAAAATACAAGCCCATTTTTGTCGACACTTGATTTAGGAGGTCTGTAAAGAGATCAAAGTCAATGCATCGTACTAAAAAGGGCTGGACACCGCAGCTCAAGTGATATCCAGAGTCGCTCACAGCCTTGCACACGTGTCGGGTGGGGTTTCTAACTAGCACAATATTTTGAAAGTGCAAGTCATTGTGGCACGCCCCGACAATACGTTTTTGCAAAACTATAAGAGCCTTGATCAATTGGAACGTAACGACCTTAAAGTCATGCTCTGTGAGTAGCCTGAGAGCTATAAGCGTTTTAAGATTGGGTGCTTCGGGGTAAAAGGATTCATCATATTCCATAGCCAAATAATGCTGTTTTTTCACAGTTGCACATCCCACATATTTGTTAAAGTGAATAGCTCCTTGACTGTATGCCATGTGATGCGTAATAAAGCGATGAGCTTTAATGCCTAGCTTGTCCTCTGAGCCCTTTCTCTTGACTTGCATTTTAATTGCCAGGCATTTGCAGTGCTGCCCCGCGCGACAATGACGAGAGCATGACTTGTACACTTCGATGTTAATCAAATCAGGATCGTCTTGTTCCTTTTTAGTAAAAATAGTCGTGTTTACCACTGCTTTAAATCGAGTTCGAATGAGCTCCAGAGTTTGTTCTCCATTTTCAGCGAACATTTCGCGCAAATTGTTCATTTGTTTTCATACCCTGAGATTTTCTTCAATTTTCATTTTTACCGTGATACAGTAGGAGCTTGCACGGGTGGAGCGGGAATAGGAGGAGCGGCTACAGCAGCTGCTTCCTTGGCGGCATCTCTTGCTGCCTTGGCAGCTCTTGCGGCTGCCTTTCTCTGCAAGGCTCCCAATTTTATTTGAAGAGAACTGATTGAAGGCTCTGGTGCCTTGCCTCCACCAATGCTGCCAGGAGGTCCCGCAGACCCCTTCAAAACAATCTTCATCATTATACCTAGCAATGAAAAGAAAAACCCACCTCCAAAAATTAAAAGAAATAAAATAATTAGTTTACCCAAGTCAGCACCTGCAACAGCCTTTGCCTTGGCAGTCTGTGAAACATCATTGTCAGTGGTCAGGTCTAGTACTGCGCTGTTTGTGCATCCCATCTGAGCACTCATTCCAATATTGAACACATTGCAGTTTGCTCCGCCCCTTAGACCATTAATATTCACTGTACGCTCGCCAATAAAATTGTCCTGAGAGTTTGAGCAAGAGGCGTATACCTGAGCTGCAATGTTATTTTGAAGCTCTAAAATATTGTTTGATTCTGACTCTGCAGTGTTCATCAAGTTCAGAGCTACACCTGTCGACTCTGCTTCAGAGGTAGCCTGCTGATCCATGACATTTTTAGTAAGCACAGAAATGTCAACAGATTGGTTACAGGTTGCCTCGGCAGTCACAAATAAATCACCAATAGTAATATCCCCCCCTCCTCCCTGGAGGCCGCACTCAAAGTTAAAAATATTCACAGTCGTTCTACCAACCTCAGTGTGTTGCAAATTGAAACAGTTTTGAACCGTGTTGATACTTGTGTCATTTTTAATGCTCATTACATTAGTTGCAGTTGCCTTGGACCCGTTTACACCCATGCAGTAGTTTTGTTTCTGTTCAAGGTTTTGATTTTTTCATCCCACTTAACCCAATAGGTAATTTCTTGCAACGACAATGGCCAACACAATCACAGTTATGGCTAGCATAAAGTAGTTTAAGAACTTGTTTAAACTGAATTCATCCTTGGTTGGATCCGTAAACTTGCACGTGCCAGTCGCTGCCCCCGTAACCACACAAGAATCACGTATGTTTGAGCTCAAAGAATTAGTTTTAAAGATACTTATTGACAGTAAAGCAACCAACACAACAAGCATTGCTGCTACAATGTAAAAGGTGAGTTGAGACGCCTTTGTGGTTGTTTGGGGCATTTTGTTTTTATTACATCCCAGGAATATTTCCATACTTTCCCTCAAAGTGATATGGCCGAGTGGTTAAGGCGACAGACTTGAATCCTTTCTGATATCTGTTAGGATTTTCCTGCGTAGGTTCGAGCCCTGCTATCACTGCATTTTTTTGAAGTTTAAGGGTAAGTAGGACTCATGTAAGGTAAGTTAAGCAAGGCAAGTTGCCTGGCTTCTTCTCGTTTTCCAATTAGAAAGGCAGTCAGCTCATTTCCTGTAATCCCAAGTGATCTGGCTAAAATAACCGCCTCGCCTCTTGCACGCTCAGAATATTCCAACACTCTTTCTCTTTGCTCAGGAGTTTTCCCAAAAAAGTTTGGTCCAATGTAAAATTCATTGTAAGGACCGAAATCTGGGCGACTTGGAGCTTCACTATAAAACCCTCCTCCCCCGCCGCCTCCTCCGCCTCCTCCGCCGCCTCCGCCTCCGCCATATGATGCAATAGCGGCAGCTGCTGCAGCAGATTCTTGTTCGCGTATAACTCTCTTATTATCATAAGTAGCAAGATTGACAACAGCAGTACCTGCACGCCTTGCATTCACACCCCCACCTGCAGCTTGTGCAGCGGCAGCAGTTACATTTCCTTGGTCAGCTAAAGCCTGCAAGGACATGCTTAAAGAGCTACCACCTGAAGCTGCAGAGTTGCTTGGTAGAGGCGGTGCTACTGGCACTGACAGTAAAGCAGGTTGTGCCAGTGATATTGGTTGCAAGTATCCAGCTTCATCACCAACACCTTCACCTAAAGAACCCAAGGAAGTAAGTATAGTTTTTCCCACTGCAGCAAGACGGATTCCTCCAGAGTTCCTAGTGATTTCCGCTGCAAAAGGTTTGTACCTGTCATTTTTTTCCCCGTCTACAAGTTGCACCACGCAGAAGCGATCAGTGGGAGAAGAGCTACGAATTCTGACCACAACTTTTACTTCCTCCTTAAAAGTGCGATTGAAAGTACTGGCACCTTCAGCAAAGGTAGAGTATCTTAATTCATAGAGTTGAATTGGATTGAATGCCATTTTTTTATATCCTCGGAATTTCTTATCCCGAAATTAATTGGGCAGAAAAAGCGTTGACACAAGGGCTACTATGGAATTAGAGCCCCTTGAAATGACCTGCGAGATGGCTGCTGACTTTTTGAATGTCTTTACACCCAGCTTTTCTAATGCCATTCTCAAGGCTGTGGATGAAGTTCAGAACTATGCAGAGGACTCTATCAAGCACTTTAATTATTTGCTTACACATCGCCTTCAAGCACTTGTAAGCCATGCCAATGTCAATGTCAGCGTGCCACCAAGCCCAGGGGGGTTCTCAGAGACCCAGAGACACTGCCTAACTTTTTTGCGTGCAAATGTTCAGCCTCCCACTGTCCCTAGCACTGAAGGGTTAGCCCGTGGTATGCGGGTAATGCAGGTGGATGCTCCGCGCATGTTTCCTCACGAGGCCTTGCTAAGAGGTTTGACCTACAGTGCAGGTATTTTTGTGGACATTGAATACAAAGTCTTCAAGGGTGAGCCTGAGGCAGAGACTTTGGAGTCAAGCACCAATTTCATCAATGTGCCCCTGTTTCAATTGCCTATTCCTGTGCGCTCAAAGGCGTGTAATTTGAGTGATCCCTTGTTGAGACATCATCCTACAGCTCATGCAGACCCCGATGACAAGGGCGGGTATTTCATTATTCGGGGGCTACCAAAGACCATTCAACCTCAAAAAGTGCAGCGCAACAATATTGTCTTGGTGAAATCTAATCCCAAGGGATGGCTGGAGGCAACCATACGCTCCATTCGCTCTGATGAAAAGGATAGATCCACCTCAACCTTGCCAGTGTACTTTACCTTTTCAAATGCAGCATTGACTCTGGATATTCCTTATCTGTCCAAGAATCAATCAGTCATTGCAGCCTTTAGACTGTTGGGGTTTAGCAAGCGTGATGAAATGGAGCAGTTTGTCTTTGGTGACATTAAGGATGTGGAACCCACCAAGCTAGACTCTGCACGACGCTTGTTTGGGTCAAACTTTTCTACCTTTGAAGAGCTTTATACCTGTTCAGAGCATGATTTGATTGAGCAAATGGGGGCCTGTATGCCCAATGCTAAAACCATTGAGTTTTCACGGCTAGAGCGGATGGTCAGACAGCAAGTTGCTGGTGAGCTCTTACCACATTGTGGATTTATTGACACTCCCACTGTGCAGCTGAAAAAGGCGATCTTTCTTGGGATTATTTGCAGACGCTTGCTCATGTGTCACCTTGGCGTGGAAAAGTTTGATGACCGTGATTTTGAGGGGTACAAGTGTCTCCAAATGAGCTCTGGAATTTTGGGAACACTTCTTCGCCAACTGATCAGCAACTTTAGCAAGAATCTACGCAAACGCATTTTTGACAAGGTTAAGAGGGGTGAGGGCTTTACTGACCCCGACTCTTTGATTTTACACATGGATGCCATGCCAGGGTTGATTGATGCCTTTGTCAAGGGCGAGGTGGTGGTACAGAAGGATGCTTCCAATTGTGCCAAGGAGGTCATTCAGCTCATCAATCCAGTCAATCCCCTGAGCGTGCAGAGTCACATGCAGCGAATCAGAATTCCTCTACCAAACAGTGGCAAGTATCCCCAGTGCAGATCCTTAAATCCATTCAGTTGGGGAAGCGTGTGCCCAATCAAGACTCCCGAGGGGGAGGGAGCTGGTCTGCTTCAAAATTTAACTATTTTGTCTCGCGTTACTTTACCAGTGGCGATGAAGGACTTGACAGAGCTTCTGCTCTTATTACCTGGAGTTATTGATATAGAAAAGGCCAAGCCAGAAGAGCACACTTTCCCCTTGCTGCTTCTGAACTCTGAGCCCATTGGGAGAACTGCTAATCCCGAAGCATTACTTCAGCTTATTCGGGCTCAGCGCAGAGGGAGAGATGCGTCTCTTCCCTCTCGCATTACTGCAGTGCGCATGAGCTACGGTGTCATGGTCTTTAGCGACCTTGGGATCATTACCTTTCCCCTGTTTCACCTGCCTTCCCTGCATCACATTAGAGGAGCAATTGCTGAGAGTGAAATGGGGGGCAGAAATTTATGGAATTGTCTGGAGGATCATGGAGTAGTAGAGTATGTGGATGCTCTTGAAGCCTTGGACTATAGCATCTTATTAGATGTCAAGGAAACTAAGGAAAAGGCAGCCTCCCGATTAGCCAAGGGGGAAGATTTATGGAATGGGTACACGCACTTATTCCCTCACCCTATGGGGTTTCTAAGCACTGCTGCAGGCACCATTCCTTTCCCTGATCACAATCAAGCACCTCGCAATGCCTATCAAGCAGGCATGGCTGAGCAAGCAATTTCTTCACCCTTTGGGATCAATGTGTTTGAGCGTGACGAGGCTAATTATCGCAACATTTTGAATTACCCCCAGAAACCAGTGTGCACTACCCAAGTCGCAGAAGTCAAGGGTCTTAATAATTGGCCAATGGGTGTGAATGCTATTGTGGCTATAGCCCCCTACTTTACTTCAGAGGATGCCATCACCTTTGTCAAGAGCAGTGGAGAATTTGGTATGCTTGGAGTCACTTTATTACGCAGCTTTCGTGCAGTGGCCAAGGGAAGAGGCAATGACATGGAATCCTTTGAGCATCCCATGCATATCGCAGCTGGAGGGTCAAAGTGCGTGGGAATTCGTGGAGAATGCGATTATTCAAAAATTGGCTTGGATGGATTACCAGTGCCAGGAACTTGGCTAAAGCACAATGATGTGATTATTGGAAGAACGGGGAGAGTACAAGAAGTTGGGCCCGATGGGGAGATGCGAGAAACACGTAGATGCAGATCCATTGTACTTGCCTGTGATCCCACAGAAGTGCACCGTGTCACCAAGGTTTTAGTGTCTGACAACAAGGACTCGTGCAGAATTGTTAGAGTGGTCACTTCTACTCCCCGCAAGGTGCAATGTGGAGACAAGTTGAGTTCAAGGCATGGGCAAAAGGGTACTGTGGGGACCATGCTTGCCCCCGAAGATGCTCCCTTTGTAATGAGTGGTCCAAATAAGGGATTGAGGCCAAACATTATCATTAATTTGCAGTGCATCTCTGGACGCATGACCCTGGGCAAATTAATGGAGTGCTTGTATGGCTGCGTGGGATTAGTGACTGGACAAATTCAAGATGCTTCACCCTTTTTTGGGGTGAGTGCAAAGTGGGCAATTGATGAATTATTGAAACATGGGTACAGCGATGAAATGACCATGTGCTCAGGAACTACAGGAGAAGTGTTTGAGCACCCCTGGTTCATTGGCACTTGCTTTTATCAACGCCTAAATCATCATGTGCTCCAAAAAATTGCGGCTAGAGCAAGGGGGCCTCTGGCTACTTTAACTCGTCAGCCAGCTGATGGAAGGACCAATGGAGGTGCCCAAAAAGTAGGTGAGATGGAATTTGATGCCTTTAGAGGAGCTGGAGCAGCCTACGGAATTAGAGATGCTGGCCTTGTACGATGCGACTTGTTCAAGACACACATTTGTATTAAATGTGGAGAAATGGGACAAACCATTTCCCCCAGCTTGGCACAGCTTGGTGAAGGACAGGGGACGCTGTGCAGAGCTTGCCAGGCAGTCAGCCAAAGCGTGGAAGTGGACTGCAAATATGCCTATGCTGGACTTTTGAAAAATGAAGTGGGAGGATTCAACATTAAGATTCAGCACAAATTCAGTGAGGAGGCCTTAGCGGTGCTGAAACAACAAGCGGGGGGAGAAAGAGAGAGTGAGGGGTTAGAAATGGAAGAATGAAGCGAGTAAGGGCGAGTTATTCAGAATTAAAAACTCACTCTGCCAGAAAACATGGGCTTGAACTCGCCCACATAAAAGCCATGCTTGATGAGCAGGAAAAAGACCCACGCAGGCACAGGCACTTGGTAGTGTGCCCCCATGTGAAAAATGGCCATGTGGTTTGACACTGCAGAGCTCTCCCCAGTGATCCAGGTCTCTGCATTTGTGTCCAGCGTAATGCCAAGCTTGTTGCCCGCTGCAGTCAATGAGGGGCGGTGAAAGAGCGGTGGCACGCACAGGGGGTCCTTGTTGCTGGGCATAATGGCTGGGGCTCCAGCGCGGACAATTTCCTCGGTGCGAACAAAGCTGCCCTGCTGCACGTGCATTACAGCCAAGGCCATGCGGATCTTGAGGGCGTACAAAAACCCATACATCATTGAGTGGCCAGGATAAAGGTCGGGCGTTGGCCCCACAGTCAGGAAAATGTCAAGCTCGCGCTTTGCCACCCTCTCCCTGCGCTCAAGGTTGGCAGGGCTAAAGTCAATGTCCTCAGGCTTGCCACGGGGATTGACCACCAGGTCAGAGTTGCTGTACAGAACATCACGGTTGGTCATGGTGCGGGTCACAGTCTCGCCGCCCACTGTGAGCGTGAGGCCATTCTTGGTCTCCGTAGTGCCTCCCACATTGTAGGTCACTGTCTGCGCGTGCACAAAGGGGGCATCCAAATCCCGAAAAGTCCTGTGGCAGTTCCTGCGCACAGCTAGCATGCCCTGGTACATGGAGGCATAGGACTCTGAGCGGTTGAAAATGTTCAGGTCCACCTGAAAGTCATCACGAGGGCTCAACATTTGGGAAACGTTGGAGGACACATTGTAGGCAATGATGAGTGAAAAGGGCAGGCAGTCCCCTGTGGCAGGGGCATCAATGACAAAGGGACCCATGTAAAAGAAATTCTTGAACTTGGAGTTGTACAGGTAGATGAGGTTGAACTCCTGCTTGATGACAAAGCACACGTGGTTGACCATGACAATGTAGGGCGGGGTAAAGGGGGAGGTGGCGATGCGCTCTGAAATTTTGGTGCGAATGTGCCCAATTATCTCCTTGACTAGCACCGCCAGGAACTCCTCGCAGGTCTTGTTCTCCTCAATGAGCACCATGTTCAAATAGCTGAGGCCTAGGCAAGCCATGGCACGCGTAAAGTCCCCCAGGCAGGGCGTCGGGGAAAAGGTCTTGGCCAGGGCAATGATCATGAACAAGACCTCAAACAAGAAGCCGTCCAGCTTGGTCTGGGACTCGGGCAAGAGTGCCAGGGAGTTGTCTGCGGCAAACTCATCTTGGATGGGCTTGGCAAAGCTCGCGCTGTCCCCCTTGAGCAGCGCAGCAATGACGAGAGCGATAGCCTGCATGCTGGGAATTGTGGAGCTTGGAATTGCTCGCTCGCTCCAAATAATAAAATTAAAAAAATTAATTTATTTTTTTGAGCGGTCGTCCTGTTTGTGATACCTCTCTTCAAATGGCCGAGTCCCGCAAGAAATCCTTTCCCTTGAAGATCCAGATTCTTTACGAGATACCCCAAGAAAGACGCATTGAAGCCTTGCGTGTCCGCTTACGAGCGGCAGTGTTTGGCTTGCCAATCCTATGGCTTTGCCTTGTGCTGATGCTGCGTCTTGAACTTCCTCTTCATGTTAACCTTGTAATTCACATGGTTATGCTCTTCCTCATTGGCACTCAGAGCTATGCCCTCTTAAATTTCCCCCTTTAGCAAGAAAAAGCCCTGATTGATTAGTTGGAATTCCGTTTTGACTAAATTCTACACAAATTAATTTTTTCTTGGTAATTTATTTCGCAGCTCCTCATCTTCTCCCTCCGCAATGGAAGTGCTTTGCGCAGATCTAGTGGTAGTTGGCTCTACGCTCAAGATCAAGGCAACGCTGGCCAACACCAGCGTGCTGATCAATGCCAATTTGTGCTCTGTTCCAAGCTCTCTGGCTACCCTTTTAAGCAATTACCCGCTGAAAACTGCCCTGAGCTTTTCCAAGGTGGAGGAGCGTCTTGTGAACAGGGAGTATGATGCTATTGAGCTTGTGACCTTGGGAGGTGGACGCCTTCTCAAACTGGGACTACAAGTCAAGTACGCGGGCAAATCCTGGGTGTGCATTGCTCCACAAAGATCCTTTGTGTTTTCTCTTCCACCAATTTCAAGGATGATTTGCAGCGCTCAGCCTCTCACTCCCTTTGGAACTAGTACATTGGGCTTTAAGCGCATTACAAGGGAGTCAGCAGATTTACGCCCAGAACTGCTGTGCCTCTGTACTTCTGTTCAGCTACCTCTTGAGGTTCTTGAGAAATCCACGGCTTTCAATGACCCCATGAGCTTTGTCCCTTATCCCAGTGCAAGGCCCGCACAGTTCTGGGGGGGAGATGACTTGGGGGAGGGCACTTATGGCAATGTATGCCAGTGGGCAGCCTCTCCAACTGGTACAATTAGAGTCTCCAAGGTTCTCAAGCCGTGCAGCGTCTTTGAGGACTTTTGGAAATATGTAGTGTGCGAGACCTCTCACCTGGAGCGTCCAGAGGTATATGTGATTGGACCCAAGCAAGCCCGCCTCATTTTTGACTTTGAGTTTGACGACACGCTGGACAGGGTTATTAGCGGTCGCCCAATTTCAGTGCTAAGTCAGCTCTCCTTCCTACGCTGCATTTCAAGAGACTTGCACAGCCTTCACTCACGCGGTATTGCCCACTGTGATCTCAAGTCTGCCAACATTGTCGCAGACAGGGATGGCAATTGCAGAGTCATTGATTGGGGTGGCTCATCTCTCTATGAAGGCATTAGCCTAGTGAACAAGTGCACCTTGGACTATCGTGCCCCAGAAATTTTTAAGGGGCAACACACGTGGCTTCCTGCTGACATTTGGTCCTTGGGTGTAATTACCGCGGACATGATCAGAGGATCACGGGGGTCTCTGGTCAAGTACGACATTAAAGGAAAGTGGGCAGATGGCAAGGATTGGAATTGGGCTACAGAAGAGCCAAGAATTTCTCTGCATCAAATTGGCCAGCGTGTCAAGGACCAAGACCTTGGCATTGGGGAATTTCTTCGTGATCTATCAGTCACCAAGGTGTCTGTGGGACAAGCCTTTTTGTTGAGCAATTGTCTCCAAATCCTGCCTGGACACCGCTCTTCTTTAGGTCTTTGTTCCAAGAAACGGCCTATTGACCTGCTGCACTGGCCCTTTCCCATTTCCTCTACATTGCTGCCTGCACCACTTCCTCGCCCTCTTGCAAATTCAGAAGACTTTGAGCACTGCGTGGAAGATCAGATTGGGTTATGGACTTTGGACGGCACGCTGTACACTGACTCCTTGCAAATACCTGATCCCCAAGGTAGACTGTATGCCACTCCTGCTGGGCGTGTAGAGCAGTTAAAGTATGTCTGTGCACTTCTCTCTGGACTTAGAACGCTGACACCCAAGCATTTTTTGATCAGCGTGGATTTACTGGACCGAGTGTCTACTCCACAGAGCCTTGCCAAGTGCATTCCTCGTTCGCACCGCATGCTGGAAAATGCTTGTATAGTGGTGGCAAGCATGGTGGCAGACTTTAAGAATCTCACCTGCGAGGAAGTGTGCAAGATTTCTCATCATTTGCTGTCATTGAGCGAGCAATCTATCAAGGGGGCAGACAAGAGGCTACAGCAAACTGTGCTTCAACTTCTCTGTACGCTGCAGTTTAAAGTCATTCGCAAGGATTCCTTGTGGGAACAGTGTTCCTGCATGGTGGTGCAAGACTTTTCACCTCTCTTAGAGGGTCTGGCTCACTGGCCTGACGGAACTCGCTCTCTCTCTGCTTTTTTAAAGGAATTAACCCCCAATCCCATTGGCTGGTCCAGGGGCATTCAATTTCCCAAGTATTCAAGTTCTGAGGACCTTCATCAGGACTGGCTTCATTCCAGATTTAGAGAGACTTTGCATGCTTTAAGGTTGGAAGATCTTCCACCCTCTCACAAGGACACTGCACTTTCTTCAGGAGCTCTACAAGTTCTGGAGTATCAAAAGACATTTGGAATTTGCCATCCTTTCTTTATTCCTTTTGATGCCATGTTTGCTGGAATAACGTTTGCTGGAATAACAAGAAAGGACTTTGAGGATGGAGTAGTGGCGTACATTTCATTCTGCACAACACGGGTGCCTCAAGCTTGCGTGGATCACCTGGCCTGCCTCACGTGCAGCACCAGTGAAAAGCCTCTTTTAGAGTGCAAGAGATGTCGGGGGTGGGTAATGTGTGGAGATTGCTTTAGCGCACAAGAGGGAAACTGTGCCCAGTGCTGCTCGACCAGTAAGCAAATGCAAGCATGGATCGTTCGCTCCGGAGCTTGTGTAAAATGATTTTTTTTCAAAAAAGCAATGTGTGACTTTCATTCGACTCTATTGCACTCCATACCCTTTGATGTGGTACAGTACAATTTCCTCCCGTACCTTGATTTTCAAGACACTCTTCATCTGCAAGAAGCTGTCAAGTTTTCTCTACCCTTACAGCGTAGAATTCCCAATAGTATCCTCGTAAAAACTCTTAGTCTTTTTGTAATTGCAAACATTGAGAGAATATTAAAGGAAAAAACATTAGATGGTATTGTGTGGGGTCTCAAGCTTATGGGTCACGCCTCAAGGGATATAATATCAAAATCATCTTGTAACGAGTCTGTTCAACGATTCATGGAGGTACTTGACAGTACTCTGCGTGAAAATTTGGCGACTTTGCGTGAGGCTTTAATAGGTATTCCTTCCCGTCTCCCAACCTTACAAGTGGCGGATAAATATGAATTACAGCAAGCGGAATTAACTATGGAACAGCTCCTAAGTGACCTAGTTAAAAAGAGAAATGCTTATTATCAGCATTGATGTGGGGCTGCGAAACTTTGCTTGGTGTTTGATGGATAGAACGCCCAGCTCGGGCGAAATATGGAAGGATCCACCTTTTAATGGAAATTCAATAGCTATCCGTGAATGGAAGGTAGATGATGTAGTCAAACTATTTGCTCCCCAAGACGAATGGATCAATGTGAATTTAAATCAAACAGACATTGCCACCATTGTTCCCTGGTTTATTGACTTTCTAGACTTGAGAGCAAAAGAGTTATGCCCCCCCGGTCTTGAACTCGCATTAATTGAAGCTCAGCCCACAGGCCACGTTTTACCTGGCGGGAAGTCAATTAGTAACATTAAGACAAAGGTACTTAGTCACTTACTTCAAGCCTTTTATGTGAGGAATAAGGTCGCTGTAAAGTTTGTGAGTCCAGCACGCAAACTTAAATATGCAACCGAGTACATGAAGGATAAGACAGAGTACTCTTCTCATAAGAAGGGTGCGATTCTATTGACAGAGGCTTCCATTGTGCTTTGTGGAATACATTGGGTGGACTTTTGGGTCAAGAAAAAAGGAAAGAAGGACGATTTAGCAGATGCATTCTTGCAGGGAGTGTGTGCGGAACTAGAAGTCAAGGAAAACAAAAAAAAGACAGGGAAAAAGAGAAGAAATGCGGTTCTTGACTTGCCTCAATTTGAAGAGGATGAATAAATTTCACTAGTCGTTGAAAAAAAAACGTTCAGGGTCTCCAAAGCTGTTAGGAAGCAAAGAATTAAAGAATTGATTCAAGAGCATCGTAAGTCCGAAATGTCAAAATCAAGAACCCAAAAGTCAAGGAAATCCCCCAAATCACGAAAGAGTCAACGATCTAGATCAAGATCAAGATCACGATCACCTCAACGCTTTTCTCAGAAAAAAATGCCCAACTATACTGAATTTCTGAAATCAAACCCTTCGTATTTTCCTTCCTCCTCAAATGTAGTACCGCGTAATGCCCCTCAAAGTATACTGTCCCCCATAAATTTAGATACAATCTAGTCACCACATAAAAAGTAGTTAAGGTTTTTCTTCAAGAGATTTTTTTAAGGGTGTGAGTATGGCTCGCCATGCCATGACATCAAGGATTTTCCATGCTACCAGACATCCACTGACTAACCCACATCCTATACAAAAGGCCTTGAAATCCTTCATTAATAGTGACTCACAGGCTTCCTTTTGTGCCATCCACACTGAGGCGGGAACACGTGTAAGTTCACTACAGGCCTCTTCAAGTTCACGCCCATTCCAAAACCCCATTTTAGAAGGCCCATTAAAGTAAATGTAAAGAAATGGTGATGACAGGGTATTAAGAAAGGACACCTTTTACTGAGGCACAGGGGCAAATTTTTAGGTAGTTGATGACTTTTTAGAAGACTTTTTAGGTGCAGGCTTTTCCTCCTCTTCATCTACTGCGACCTCTGCCTTGACAGCCTCTACCTTAATAGCCTCTGCCTTGACAGTCTCTACCTTGACAGTCTCTACCTTAGCAGCCTCTACCTTAGCAGCCTCTACCTTGACAGCCTCTGCCTTAGCAGCTGCTTCCTCTGCTTTCACAGCCTCCTCTGCTTTTACAGCTTCCTCTCGAATAGTTTCAGCTTCCCTGGCCAGCTCCTCTGCCTTAACTGCCTCTTCGGCTCTAGATGCTTCCTCTACTCTGGCAGCCTCTGCTTCTCTGGCAGCCTCTGCGGCCTTTGCAGCCTCTGCGGCCTTTGCAGCCTGCTGCTGAGACTGCTGAATCACCATTTGACGCATTTGCTCTTGCTCAGCCTGGCGAGCCATTGCCTGTGCCTTGTTGTGCTGCTCCATGGCCTTGACAGTCTCTTCCAGGTGCTGACGAACTGCGATGCGAACTGAAGTCTCATCCACAATGGGTCTGCTTTGAAGCTCAGTCACCGACTTTTGCAGAGTAATAATTCTACTTATAGCTATAAGCACAACTAAGCAGGTTACAGCAATCAACCACACGCTAAAATTGGAAGGCAAGAAGGTTAAAGCCTGTTCCCTAAAATTGATCAATGTTTTTGTCATTGAGTCATACATGCCCCCCAACCTACTTACAGGCTCTGGCACAGTCTCAACAAGATTTTCCATTACCTCCATTTTGTTTAAGAACAAGATGCCCGGGATAAAAAAAAGGTGCCAAGCAAACGCAGAAAATTCCGGTGCAGTCCCAGTCCCAGTCCAAGTTTACGAGGGGATACGCAAATGTCAAAGAAAATTAAGCTCACTCCTTCATCCCTGTGCCCTCTGTTTTACATAAAGATAACAGACGAAGAGTCCATCACAATTAAAAATGAAAGAATCTGGCTTCCTGGTTTTTTGGCATTTTCGTCTAAATTTTGCAAGTGGGAGGAAGATTACCTCATTACCCCTGAGCTCATTGAGGAGGCAAAGTACAAGCTAGCCAAGCTTGACTCTACCACAGAAACTGCTAAATTGGGCAAGGCCCTAGTGTACTGCTTTCAACATCAATCCCCATGCAATAGTCCAATGGCTCAGCTCAATAAGCAGGCCTTTTGGCTCTCTGCCTTGGAGGACAATTTAACCTCAAACCTTGTTCAATCCCTGAAATTAGATGCTTCCGTAGATCACACCTCAGAATTGCTAGGGTTGGTGTATAGAGGAGTCATGTTCACCTTTTCTTGGAATCCTCCCTTGACTTTGCCACTTATCGAAGAGCTGCAAAATATTATTCAAGAGCACCTTCATGGCGAAGAGTTTTATTCATTTCATCCCATACGACTTGTCACAACAAGCTTGTGGATCAAGGAACTCAAGGCAACTCTGAAATTGTTTGTAGACAAGTTTCATCCTTCTCGAAACATACCTCTGAGCATGGATTTAGCCATGCAGGCAATGCCAAGCCCCGAGGTCAGAACAATCAATGAAACTTCAGTGAGTGACCAGGCTAGTGCAATTGCCCACTGTGAGGGAGGGGGCGGAATGTTGATGAGCGCAGTGTATCTCCTTCACGCGGCTTCTCATGCGTTTGGAAATACGGAATGGATGGTACCAAATTACTAGTTTGGTAACAGTCAGGAGGTTAGGCAGCCTGAGGGTATCAGTGAAGGGGTGTCCTTTTGAAAAGTTGTATAATTTTTTCCCTTACCATGCAATAAAACAAAACCGAATGTCCTACCTCTCCCTCAATGAGAACAGTTTTGCTGCTATTGGCATTGTTGTCCCCCAGGGCAAGGCGATGGAATTTGTAGCCGTGCTGGGTCTTTGGACGGCCTCCCTCGTATTCTTGATTGCTGCTTGGGCCCAGGCCAAGCACGTGGGTACCGCCCGCGCTGCTGACGGCGGAAACTATGACGACAATGTGGACAAGACCAAGACTTTTATCATCCTGAACTCCATGTCTCAGGTCTTTTTCCTGCTCAGCTTTTTCTTCCTGCTGCGCGTGGCCCTGTCCCCTCTGTAAGCTCACTCTACAAGGGTTTCAAACTCAACCGCATTTACGGGTAAGAGAGACTCCTGAGGTACCCAAATTGCACTTGCCATTACAACCATTTTATTTACGATTTCTAGTGCATTGGGTTTAAGGTTTGGCTTGTAACTGACCCTGTAAAAGCGTACGCTTCCACCCTTTCCAGCTACACCAATGCGAATAATAATTTCCTTTGAAATTTTCTCTTGGTCTATGCACAGGAATTGTTTAATGTACTCCTTCTTTTGCTCGGGGGTGGCCTTTGAGCTATCGAATTCTTGAATGTACTGTGTGAGCTGCTGTGGAACTGCACTCATACGCATTGAAACAAGACTCTTATTCACACACTTGTCACCCTGTTTTGAGGTTCTCCACCACGCATAAAAGGCCTTTACAGCAGCAGCTGAGGGGGAATGCGCAGTGTAGTCATAGGCTCCCTGTTTAAGAGGTACACCCATTGAATTGACCACTAAATAGTGTTTTTTCCTTGTTTCTTCTGATACCTTTGTCAAGCCCACAATAATTTCTTCCCTTCCTTCCTGTCTTGGCTGTGCAGGCAAGATGGTCGACCCCCCATTGACAAACACCCCACCCAATTGGTCCCCCCCACTTAGGTTTCCCAAGGGTGCCTCTGTTGCTTTAATATAGGTAGCTCCACCTAACAAGTGTCTAGAGTGCTCATCTAGGAAATACACGCGCTCCCTTGGAATAACCAACTTCATTTTATTTCAGGGTGTGTTAAAAGATTTACTTCAATCGTAGATAAACTTACATTATAGAACACTTACTTGACTGCACCGGGCTTTCACCCAAGGCCTTGAGACGCGTCTGCATTCTCTTTAATTCTTCTTCTGCTTCACTCAAAAGCATTAGACGCTCACGGGCGATAGCTTCTTGCTTTAGAGTCTTCTTCTCTTGCTTGGTAATAGCATCCTGAGCATCCTCATATAATGATCGCATATCATTTAATTTTTCTTTAGCGTCTTGAATTGCTGCGGCTACCACCACATCAGAGTGTTTTACCAAGTATTCATACTTGCCCTGAATCTCAGCGGTTGCCCCTTTAATAGAGTCTTGTAAGTGCAACTCAAAGTATTCCTCTCGTTCTTTAGAGGCAGCGATGGAGTCTTTTAATTCTGCTATAACATCGTCCCGCCTAGAAATCTGCACCTTGAGAGCACTCAGTTGTTTGCGTAAATCGTTTACTTCTTCGTGAATGTCCTGCAAGGCCAAAATTTCATTCGTGTTAGGATTACAGATGGGAGCATTAAGGGAAAACAAGTCAGAGAGAGACGCATTCATATACACCTTGAGAGACTCCTCATAGTCTCTGCGAGTTTGCCCGCTTAAATTCCATGCAGCATAGGCCCGTTTTAAAAAGGTTTCAGCATGAGCGTGCACCAGTGACTCTGACTTGGAAGGAGACTCTGTGATTGAGCACAAGTGAAGCATTTTATAGGCATTCTGAATATTGTCAAAGGTATAGAGCTTTGCTCGATCTTCATTGTCTTCCTCTGTGGACTCAACTCCTGGGCCTACAACTAAATTATCAGGTCTGGCAATTTTAGAGCCTGGCATGGAAGGATCCGCTTGAAATAAAGTTTCAAGCCACATGGATGTGCGGTCCATCTCTGTATAAGACATTTTTTTACATACAGGGGATGCATTGAGTTCGCAAGGAAACTTGAATGAAAAACGAATAGAGAAAAAAAGTGTCACTCAAGTCATCCTTAAAAGCCCATTGTAAACCAGGACCCCGTAGTCCTACACGATGCACTTCATCCTCCCAGGCAGCCATACCACCAACTTTTTTACCCTATGACACTGCTGTGGCATTCTATAAAACCTTGAGCTCCTCTGAATTAGCCAATGCCACTATCAGACAAGGACTAGGAGAAATGGCTAGTAGCTTGTATTCAAAGGATAAAAAATCCTTGGCACGTTCTGTTGCTCAATTACAAAATCTTTGCTCCTTGAGTAAAAATGAATCCGCAACAGCCGCCTTACGGGCACTTTCCAAATCCCTTTGCAGGGATGAGTCCACAAATGCTGCAAATGCAGCAATACCAGGCAGCCATGCTGCTCCAGCAACAGCAGAGGATGCCGTTCGCTTTTCAGCCGCTGTACAATCACAGCTCTATGATGTCAATGCCGCCCCAAATGAGGTACCCGCAGCAGCAAAGGTTTCGGGGAGGAGGAGGGTTTCAGGGGCAAGGGAATCCTCAGGGGCATCCTCAGGGGCATCCACAGGTCTATCAGCAGGTGCAGCACCAGCAGGGGGGCCAGCTGGAGGAGCAAGGCCTGGAGGAAGGAGATCTGGAGATTTCAGCAAGCGACGCGGACCACGTGGCGGAAGCCAAGCAGATAAACCCCAGGTTTCTAGAGACCGTAGACAAGAGCGCAGTAAGCAGCGCAGAGCCCAACGTGTTTCAGATCGACCAGGAAATGTATCCGCTCGGGGCGTGGAAGCGAGTAGATCCAAGAACGGCAACAAGGCAGCAGTATAGCCAGTGGTTCAACTATGGCTTGACGCCCAGAACCTGGGCTCAGTACGCTCAGCTGCAACGCAAGATTCAGCAGAGGCTTAAGGAAGAAACTGTGTAAATTCAATTGAAGAGAAGAAAAGTCCTATGTCCTAAAAAAAATGGCAGTCTTATGGTGGCAATACATGTACTATGCCTTTAGTGTAACCATCCTTCTTGTAAACTTTTTACGTGATTGGGTCTTTGCAAAGACCTTACCCATATCTGGCCTTTTAAGTAAACCTCTGTTAATCAGTGGGGGGGTACAAACATTAACGTTTGACAATATAAGGGCGGGCACAATAACATTCACAGACACTGCAGGGAGTTTTGGGACATATCAATGGCTGGTCGGAAATCAAAATGCAAGCTTATTGTCCTGTGTGAGTCCTAATTCTACCACTCCCAAAGATTGCACCTTAAATCCTGGGACTATGGTGCACAGTCCAAGTATCAATGGGTTTGTATGGACTGCACCCCAGAACATAGCTTCTGTGAATTTTACCGCTACTTTAGTGTATTCAAATTAAAAAAGCCGTGCTGGGGATTTCAGAGTTCTAGTAGCTAGCTAGTTCTCGCACCTGACAGCACAGCCCAAGCCAAGTTTGCACCGTATCGAAATTTCATTATGAAAGAACATTTCATTCTGAAAATACCTCCTGGGTTAAATCCCGCCACAGCTAATGGCAGGAAATGAGTAAAGGTTGGGTCGCTTGGTTAGGCTTTAGCCTGCATCATAGTTGTCTATATCGAGCTCATACCCCAACTCAATGTGCACTTAACTAGAGGACACAAGCTGAAAGACTTACACCCCTAAAAATTGATATATAAACGAAACACTTATTTTAGCTGGAGTAAGTTAATTCAAATCCATTACTCTTTTTATAGCCAAAATGGTTTAGTGGTAGTTTTTCACATCCGTCATAGCTCAATCGTAATTAACGAAGCATTGTCGGGAGAGCGTAGGGCTTTTAAGTACTTAAATTTGCTACCCTTTCGATACCCTGTAGTCGGGGGTTCGATCCCCCCTGGCGGAATTCTTTTGCTCTATTGTCTGTATCTCCTAGTCTTTTTTGCAATGTCTCTAGGTTGTCGTGAAAATTGTCTTCCTCTTCTAGAAGCTTTTCGTTTTGCTCTCGAAGTTCGTTTGTACTCTGCAGAGCTCAAGTGTCGTATAGCTTCAGTAGGTAAGTACCTCTCACCCGTTAAGGAGGAATTTCTGCCACTCTTGGTTCTCCATTTTTGTCTACCCCACTTTACCAAAGAATTTGATTTTGATTTAGAGCCAATGTAGCCCCCTCCTTTTTCCTTGTATTCTTTAACAGCCAGCTGTGCCTTACGTGCCGACCATTGACCAGCTCTTGTTCCTTGAACTTCTCGACTAATTATTCTTCTTTTAATGGATTCCCATAATTGCGGTTTAGTCCGTTTTACAGAGGAAGGAGAGCCAATGTTGTTTTTCTTTTTATGAAATTGGGGCTCTTTTCTTACCTCCCTTCTTAAGAGGGGGGTGCGGCTGCTGCAGAGTAGGCAGCCGCCACCGCATCAGCAGCCTCCAGGGCGGCGTCTGCCGCCTGGGCCTGCTGAGATGCGGCCTCTGCAGCAGCAGCGTCTTGGGGGGAGCCAGAGGCAGCGGCTTGGTTGCGGGCATTGTACAGCACTTGGTGCGCAGCAGTGGCTGCCTCATTGGCGGCTATCACGGCGGAAATGTGGGCGGGCATGTTCTCCTCGTCAGAGTCCTCCAGGGCGGACTCCTCGTCCACAGTGGAGCCCGTCTCCCCCAGGGCAATGTCCATTGCAATCATGCCCCTCTCGCCGTGCGTGTCCGCCAGGGCCCTCATGGCCGCCTCGCGCATGGACATGCCCTGCCTCTCGTAGCGCATGATGGCAGCAGCAATGCCCTCTGCAGAGCGCGGGTCCTCTGCGGCGGGCAGGGTCCCCGCGCGGGGCACCTCCGCGGGAGCCTCTGCGGGCACCTCCGCGGGAGCCTCTGCGGGCATCTGCACGCGCACGGCCTGCGGCACTGCCAGGCTTGGTGCTGCTGCCACGCTGGCCACGCGTGCGGCGGACGCGGGGACCACGGGCACGGGGTGCATGGCGTCCGCGTAGGCTTGGGCGGCCAGGAGGTTCTGCTGCTCCAGCTCCTGCCTGCGCTCCGCGCGCAGGGCAGCAATCTGCGGCACCGTGAGCTTGTCCAGGGCCTCCTGGCGGGCGGTCTTGAGGGCAGTGATCTCCTCGCGGCACTGCGGGCAGCACATCTCATTGCTCTTGGCGTAGAGGGTTGACTTGGGGTCCTTGACCAGCTTGTCGCGCATCTCGCTAAAGCAGCCCAGGCACAGCGTGTGCGGGCAGTCCAGCTTGGCGTAGGTGGTGGAGGTGTCCTGCTCCAGGCACACGCAGCACTGCACCTCCAGGGTCTTGAGGATGTCCAGGGCGTCCTCCAGCTGGCGGATCCCGCCCTCCACCTTGTCCAGGGCCCGCTTCTTGAGGGCCATGCGCTCCTGCTCGCGCTCAATCAGCTTCTGGCTAGCCTCGAGCTCCCTGTCCAGGCTGCGCTTCTGCCCGCTCATGCGCGAGAGCATCTGGCTGAGGTCCGACATGGCTCTGTGGGGGCAGGGGTGGTGCGCGGGGCGGGGCGGTGCGCCGGGCGGTGCGGTGCGCGGGGGGGTGCGCGGGGCGGGGAGGGGAGGGGAAGAAAAGAGCGTGGAGGCGGCGACG